TCTAGAAACGCATTTTTTTCCGCAAAATTCCGGGAAATATTTTTTTATGGGACGTCGACCGGACAACCCGCTCGACCAGGCGGCCAAGGGCTTCCCTGGAAAGCGCAAGAGCAAAACCGAGAAGGCGATCGCCGAGGCCGAGCGCCTGGCGGGCCTGCTCGTCGCCGCTCGCGCGCAGACGCCGAGCGAGGGCAAGCCGGGCTTCCTGCGCGATCGGCGGCTGGCGGCCGCATCGGCCATGTGGGACGACTACGCGCCGCGGCTCGATCGGCTGCATCTGCTCTCGCAGCTCGATCTGCACCTGTTCGGCATGTTCTGCATTTACGCCGCCGAATTCGTCGCCGCGAACGAGGACGTTCTCGTCAAGGGTTACTCGGTCCTGGTCAAAACCGTCTCTGGCGACAAGATGCCGCGCGAAAACCCGTCCGTCGCCAGGCGCGATTTCGCGGCGAAAATGACGCTGGACCTGTCGAGCAAGTTCGGCCTGTCGCCGCAGGATCGCCATCGCCTGCTCGCCGCCGGCGCGATGCATTTCGACGACGAGACCCTTTTCGGCCGCCAGGTCCAGCGCCAGGCGCCAGAGGCCGCGGAAACGCCGGCGCCGGCCGCCGAGGCCGAGCCGGCCGCAGCGCCTCTCCTCGACCACGGCTCGGCGATCGGGACGCTGTCGCAATTCGACTCGGTCCCGCCTGGCGTGAAACCAAACTGATGCTGCATGGAAGTCTCAACGCAGCTCGAGGCGGCCGTGGTGGGGATTCCCACCTCGGCCGAGCCGCCGCTTTGTCCCGAACCGGAATGGATCGCGCGCGCGGCCGACGAGTTCGGCTATGCATGGGCGCGGCTGGCCTGGCAGCGCGCTGCGGCCGTGCCTGGCGCCTGGTTCGATCATGGCAAGGCGGACGCGATCGTCGAGCGCTGGCCGACCTGGTTCAAGCTGACGGTCGGCCGTTTCGCCGGCATCGCCTTCCGCCTGTCGTTCTGGCAGGAGATCATTGTCCGGCTGCTCGTCGGCTGGAAAGCGCCGACCGAGATCATCGATCCCGAAACGCTGAAACCGGCGCTGGTGCATGTGCGGCTGTTCCGCGAGCTGCGGCTTTGGGTGCCGCGCAAAAACGGCAAATCGGAATTTCTCGCAGCGCTCGCGCTCCTGTTCTGGGCGATCGAGGGACAGCGCCGCGGCGCCGGCTTCTGCTTTGCGCACGACGAGAACCAGGCGCGCGAGGTTTTCGACAAGATGGGCGACATGGTGGCCTATGCGCCGGCCGTGTTTCGCTCGCGCACGACCGGCGAGCCGATCAAGGTTTTCGCCAAACAGCTCTGGAATGCGGAGCTCCGATCGCCGTTCCGCCTGATGCCGGGCAAGGCGAAGGGCAAGCATGGGCGCGCGCCGTTCGTGACGGTCGGCGACGAGATGCACGAATGGGTCTCGACCGAGCTCGCCGACACGCTGCGCCAGGGCGAGGGCACGTCGCTTCAGCCGATCCGGCTTTACGCCTCGACGGCCGGCCTCAAGTCGCAAAAGACCGGGCATCGCCTCTGGGAGGAAAGCCAGAAAATCCTGGACGGCCGGATCGAGGACCCGACGACGCTCGTCGTGATCTTTGCCGCCGACGAGGACGCCGATTGGCGCGATCCGAAAGCCTGGCGCGCGGCAAACCCGTCGCTCGGGCTATCGCCGACGATCGCGTTTCTGCAGGGCGAGATCGCAAAAGCGGTCACGCCGGCGGCCGAGGCGGCGTTTCGCCGCTACCATCTGAATCAGTGGGTCGAGGATTTCGCGCGCTGGATCTCGCTGCGCCGCTGGGATGCCGCTTCGCCCGATCGCGAGGCCTGGCGCCGCCTGCCTGCCGAGCTCAAGGGGCGCGAATGCGTGCTGTCATTCGACTCGACGAAAAGCTTCGACCTGGCCGCCATGTGCCTGCGCTTTCCGCCGATCGAGCCGGGCGAGCGCACGAAATTCCTTTGGCGGTTCTGGCTGCCGAGCGACACGATCGCGCAGCGCACCGCGGCCGAGCGCACGCCGTTTGACGAATGGGCGCGCCAGGGCGCGCTGACCGCGATCCCTGGCGGCGTGTTCGAGCTCGACTATGCGGTCCAGGCCGCGCTGCAGGCCTGCAGCGACTATCGCGTGATGAAAATCGGCTGGGACAGCTGGAACGCGCTCGAATTTTATAACCGCCTGGTCGCGGCCGGCCAGCCAGAGGATCTGTTCGTCGAAATGCGCTTCGGAACGAAATCGCTCGGCCAGGGCACGCGCGAATTCGAGCGCAAGGTGTTTGGCGGCGAGATGGATCATGGCGGGCAGCCGGTCGCGCGCTGGATGATCGGGCACTGCAATGTGCGCTTTGACGAGAACATGAACTATGTGCCCGCGAAAAAGCGCTCCGAAGATTCGATCGACGGCGTCGTCGCTGCCGTCATGACTGAAGCGATGGCGATGGCGCCGGCGGCGCCGCAACCGAGTCTTGTCCTGCTATGAGCATGCTCTCCGATATCGCCGACCTGTTCCGCAGCTCGAGCTCGCGCGGCGTCACCGTGCCGGAAGATTTCGAGCCGCCGAAAAATTCTGCGAACCAGATTCCGATCACGGAATACGTCTATGGATCGCAGGCGTGGTCCGACATGTTCGGCCCGCTGCCGACGCGCGGCCTGCCGCTCCTGACCGAATGGTCGGCGGCCTCGGTCACTGCGATCTATGCTTGCGTCAACCTGATTTCCGGCGCGATCGCGACGCTGCCGGTCAACATGCTATCGGTCAACATCCAGAACGGCGAGCGCGATCGGATCTATGGCGATCCGCTGCTCTGGACGCTCAACGAGGAAATGTCGCCGCGCTGGCCGGCCTCGGTCGGCTGGGAATTCCTGGGCAAATCGCTGCTATTCGAGGGCGACGCTTTCGCCGTCATCCATCGCGACAAGAGGACATTCCAGCCGATCGGCCTCGAGCCGGTCCACCCGTTCCGCGTCGTCAATGGCGTGTGGGGCGATGCGACGAGGCTCACCTATCGGATCGCGCCGGAATACGTCAACGGCGTCATGGTCGGCGAGACGCGGATCCTCGACCAGGACGACGTCGTGCACGTGCCGGGCTTTGGCTTCAACGGCCTGCGCGGCATGTCGCCGCTGCGCTACTCGCTGCGCAACGCCGGCGGCGTCGCGCTCGCCGCGCAGGAATATGCCGGCGCGTTCTTCGTCAACGGCGCGCGGCCGGATTATGCGCTGACGACCGCGCAGCAACTCGGCAAAGACAAGGTCAAAGAGATCCAGGACCTGATCGACGAGCGGCACCGCGGGCCGGAACAGTCGCACAAGCCGATGCTTTTGCATTCCGGCCTCGATCTCAAGACGTTGCAGATCTCGGCCGAGGATATGCAGCTGGTGCTGCAGCGGCAGTTCCAGATCGAGGAAATCGCGCGCGCCTATGGCGTGCCGCCGTTCATGATCGGCCACAACGAAAAAACGACGTCCTGGGGATCCGGCGTCGAGGCGCTGTCGATCGGCTTCGTCCGCTACACGCTGCGCCAGCATCTCAACAAGTTCGAGGTCGAGCTCAATCGCAAGCTGTTCCGCACGCGCACGCGCGTCGTGCAATTCGATACTTCGGATCTCGAGAAGGCCGACACCGCGACGCTCGCAACCAGCTTGCGCACGCTGGTCGGCCGCGCCGGCGAGCCGCAGATCATCTCGATCGACGAGGCGCGCGCGCGGATCCACTATGGCGCCAAGGGCGGCGACGCCGCAAAGCTCGGCGTCAATCCAGGACAGCCAGGCAAGGATCCGGCCGAGCAGGATCCGCCGCAAGATCCGGCCGCAGCTCCAGCCAAAAAGGAAAAGCCATGAATTCGCGACGCCTGCTCAACCTGTTTTCCGCCAACGCCAGGCGCGGCGAATTCCGCGCCGACGCTGCGACCAACACCATCGAGCTCTATGACATGATCTGCTCGAGCGAGGACGAGGCGGCCTGGTTCGGCGGCGTTTCGCTGCAGGGCTTTGCCAAGGCGCTGCGCGGCATGAGCGGGCCCGTGCATCTGCGCATCAATTCGCCGGGCGGCGACGTGTTCGCCGGCATCGGGATTGCGCAGCTGATGCGCGAATATGACGGCGAGATCACGGCGCACGTCGACGGCTATGCCGCCTCGGCCGCCTCGATCGTCGCGATCGCCGCGAGCAAAATCGTCATGGCGCCGGCCTCCATGATGATGATCCATAAGGCCTGGACGGTCGGCTGGGGCAATGCCGACGACATGCTGCAGATCGCAAGCCTGCTCGAGAAAATCGACGGCCAGCTCGCCGACACTTACGCGCAGCGCGGCAACAAGACCGCCGCAGAATTTCTCGATCTGATGGGCAAAGAAACCTGGTTCACGCCACAAGAGGCGATCGATTCCGGGCTTTGCGATGAAATCGCGCAGGAAACCGACAAGAAATCGGCGCAGGCGCGCGCGCGTTGGGACGTCTCGGCCTTCGATCGCGCGCCGCCGGCGCCGGCGGTCGAGCCGTCAAACCAGGCCGACCAGGCGGCGATCGCCGCTGCCGTCGCCGCCGAACAGGCCGCAGCTCTTGCGGCCGCCGAAACCGAGCATGCGAAGCGAAAGCGATTGCTTCAATTGCTCGCCGTGACTGCCTAAGCGCGCCGCGCAAAAGCAGACTGCGCAGGCGGCCGCTCGGCCGTGTGCGATCTCCAACCATGTCAAAAAGGAAAAAGACATGTCCTTGCAAGCTCTAAGAGAACAGCGCGCGGCGATCGCAGCCGAGATGCGCGCGCTGACCGACAAGCCGGCCGACAAGTGGAATAAGGACGTCGACACGCCGGCATGGGACAACCTGCTCGCGCAGCTCAATGACGTCGACGCTGCGATCGCGCGTCACAACACCATGAACCAGGTCACTGCCGAAAACCTCGAGCGGCTGACCGTGGCCGACGCTGCCGATCGCGTCGCGCGCGACCAGCGCTCGCCGGGCTCGGCACTGTTTGCCAAGTGGCTGCGCGGCGGCGACAATGCGTTGTCGGCCGAGGAGTGGGCCGCGCATAATGCGGTGATCAGGAACACGCTGTCGACCGGGACCAACAGCCAGGGCGGCTATACCGTCCAGACCGAGGTCGCGACGCAGGTTCTCGAAGCGCTCAAGCAGTTCGGCGGCATGCGTCGCGTTGCGACCGTGATCCAGACGGCCATGGGCAACACGATCAACTACCCGACGTCAGACGGCACCTCGGAAACCGGCGAAATCATCGGCCAGAACACGACCGCGACCGCGCTCGATCCCTCGTTCGGCGTTGTGGCGCTGAACGTCTATAAGTTCTCGTCCAAGATCATCGCGGTCCCGTTCGAGCTCTTGCAGGACAGCCAGGTCGACGTCGAGGCTTTCGTTCGCCGCCGCATGGTGCAGCGTCTCGGCCGCATCACCAATACCAAGTTCACGGTCGGTGCCGGCGACGGCTCGAGCGAACCGAATGGCATCATCACTGCGGCCTCGACCGGCGTCACCGCCGCGAACGGCACCAGCCAGGTTAGCGCGATCATTTACGACAACTTGATCGAAATGCAGCATTCGGTCGATCCCGCCTATCGCGAGCTCGGCAATTGCCGTTGGATGATGCATGACTCTTCCGTCAAGATCATTCGCAAGATCAAGGACGGTCAGTCGCGGCCGATCTTCATTCCCGGTTACGAGGAAGCGATCCCCTCGCTCGGCAAGCCTGGCGGCATCCCGGATACGCTGCTCGGCGATCCGATCCAGGTCAACCAGGACATGGCGGTCATGGCCGCCAACGCCAAGTCGATCGCCTATGGTGATTTCTCGTTCTACACCATTCGCGACGTCATGGACGTGACCATGTTCCGTTTCACTGACTCCGCTTACACCAAGCTCGGCCAGGTCGCGTTCCTCGCCTGGCTGCGATCCGGCGGAAACTTCGTCGACGTCGGCGGATCCGTGAAGCTGTTCGTAAACGCCGCCAGCTGATTTCGTTTCTGGTCGATCGGCGGGAAAGGGCCGGGGCATTGCCTCGGCCCTTTTTATGTAAGGGGGCGATTGTGCCCGCAACCAGCGAATGAGGTTTCAAAAATGAAAGTCGTGATGCTGTCGGCGCACTTGCTGCCGAAGGGCCCGGACCTGATGCCGGGCGATATCCACGAATTCGACGACGCCGAGGCCGAGCGCCTGATCTCCGTCAAGGGCGCGCGCGCGCTGACCGCGGCCGAGCTCGAGGCCGAGGCCGCCAAGGCCGCGCCGGCAAAGCCCGCGCCGGCCGAAAAGCCTGCGACCAAGTAATCACCAGGCCGCCGTCGCGAAATCGAGGTTTAGGGCATGTTTCGCAATAACGATATCAGTGACGGCGGCCGCCTGGTGCTGCTCGAGGCGCCAGACGATGTTGTGATCTCGCTCGCCGATTGCAAAAAGGCGCTCGGGATCTCCGACACCTCGAGCGATCTTGTCATCAATGCCGCGCTGTCGACCGTGATCGCAAACCTCGATCCCGCGTCCGGCGGCTGGCTCGGCCGCGCGCTGCGGCCGCAGAGCTGGGAATTGCAGCTGCACAGTTTCAACGATCGCCGCCACGCCTTGCGTCCGTACTACAACACGCAGGCGATCGCGCTGCCATATCCGCCGCTGATCTCGGTCGACAGCGTGCGTTACCTCGACGCCAACGGCAACGACACGCTGATGACCGCGGGGACCGATTATCGGATCCTCGGCCAGGGCGTGCCGCTCGGGATCTCGGCGATCGCGCCGCTCTACAGCAAGACCTGGCCGGTCGCGCGGATCGACGACGCCTCGGTCCGAATTCAATTCACCGCGGGCTATGACGACGACGTCAATGCCACGCCGCCGCAGCTGATCCAGGCAATCTGCCTCGGCGTGCGCGCGCTGCTGCCTCTGATGCAGCGCGACGCCATGCTGATGGAAGACCGCGTCGAGGGCCTGGGCTGGAAGCGCTACCAGAACAATCCGCAGTTCGTCGCGCCGATCCTGCAGAACGCGATCGGCGGCCTGCTCGCAAATCTTCGCGTCTACTGAAACCGCAAAACCCAAAGGGGCAATCCATGCGCGTCATGATCACGAACGGCAACAATGTGCATCCGGCCGATTATCACGCCGAGGTCACGGCGGACAAAATCGTCGTTGTCGCCGAAACCGCCTCCGCCGAGATCGTTCAGGCCTCGCGCGAGTTTCGTAAGAAGGTCGAGGCGATCCTGGTCGCGCATCATTCCGACGTGCATGCGAAAGAGCAGGCCGCGCTCGCCGCTCAAGGCCTGGCGCGCTGCGAGCAGGAGCTCGATTCAAGCGAGCATGTCGACGAGGCCGTCGTCGCCGAGATCGCGGCTGCCGC